TGTTAGATCAAGGCATGAAATACACGCCTTTACAAATGTTGACAATGCAAGATACCCAAACAGCCGAATTAAAAATGCAAACCATGAAGCGGATTTGCGGTTTGTTTGGCGTTCCTCATTCAATGTTGAATATTGGTGAAAGCAAATTCAATAATACTCAAACCATGATGGATGAATTTTATAAATCCACCATGTCGCCGCTAATTGTTAATGTTCAGCAAAAGTTAAAACAACATCTTTTCCCAGGATTTCCAAATCTTTGCATTGAATTTGATACACGCAATTTCCTCAAAGGCGCACCCTTAGACCAGATGAATTTTGCGACTGCTGGCGTTAAAAATGGCATTATGACCCCTAATGAAGCCAGAGAATATCTAGGGATGGCTGAAAAAGAAGGGGCTGACGATTTGCTTGATATTGATGGCAAAGATAAGCCTATTCCTGGTTCAAGTCCACAAGATACAGGGGGTGGCGGGGGCAATCAAACCAAAAAGATGAATATCGGCGCAAAATAAAGTGTCCATTATTTTTAAAATAGTGGTAGCATCCTTGGCAACATACAAGCCAAATGGCGAACCCCCTAAAAAAAGGGGTCGCCCACCTAAAACAATATATGACATTGACCAATCAAAAGGCAATGGGGTTATTTATGACCAAACAATTGATAATGCTTTGCGAAGCGAAAATGGCAATCGAAAGCCAAGACGCAAGCAAAGAGCCGACAGGCAAGATTAGCGCAAAAGTCACCACATGGGGCGCAAGAGAAGGCGCAGATGGGCGCAAATTCTTTTATAAGCCTGAAGGTTTTATGGAATGGGCAAAAGAGTTTGCCGATCAAGGCAGACCCCTTCCAATGTATGTGAATCATGAATCGCAAATGATGCCTGTCGGTGAATGGACAGAGTTTGAATTTGACGATGATGGCATGACAGCAAGTGGTAGGCTGTATATGAACACCACAACAGGTTCTGACCTGTATCAAATTATGTGTGAATCGCCGAATATGTTTGGCGGTGTTTCTGTTGGCGCATACGCTGAACAATATCAATGGGTCAAAGAAGATGGCGAACCAATGACTGTTGGTAGCGACAATCCTTATGAAGATGGATATTTCCAGATTACTAAAGGTGGTCTGCGTGAAGTCTCTGTCGTGATTCACCCAAATAATCCGCAAGCCGAAGTTAAAAGCCTTGAATATTTCAGGGAAGATGGCACAGCGGATTTAAAAGTTTTGGAAAAAGCCCTGCGTGATGTTGGACTGTCCAAGAAGGATGCGGTTGCCGCCGCATCTGTGTTTAAGCAAGTAATCGAACAGCGTGATGTTGTTCAAACTACTGCTGAAACTGCGCCAGATCAGCGTGATGCCGATGTGGAGGCAACCGAAAAGACTGACTTGCTTGCGTTGCTTGAACAGCGTGAACTGGTCAAAATCCTAAACCAACGAATCAAAGGTTAATCATGAAAGAAATCATTGAAAAACTGGATGCAATCGAAGCCGCTAATGTGGAAAAGATTGCCGAAGTGACCACTCAGGTCAAAACCGAAATCGAAACTGTCAAAGGTGAACTGACTGAACAAGTCGCCGCCCTAGAAGCCAAGATTTCTACTCTTGCCGCCCCCGAAATCATCAAGCCTATCGCTAAAACTGTGCGTCAGGATGTGAATCGTTCGGTGCGTGAGCAACTGACTTCCTTCTACAAAGAAGGCAAGCAGATGGACAAAGAAATTAAGATGTTTGCTGATGAAAGCCAATATCAGGCTTACATGAATGAAGCATCTGCCCTGACTGCTGGTGGTTATAACCAAGGTGGTCGCACAACATACGATCCCACATTTGTTGCTTTGCGTCTGATGAACCCCTTGCGTGGTGTTTCTCGCACAGTTGCAACCGATGGTTCTGCTTATCAATTCCGAGTGAAAACAGGTAATGCTGGCGCACAATGGGGTTATGGCATTCAGAACAACGGCACACCCACCACAGAAAACACTTCCATTTGGCAGTTGATTTTGAAAGATATTAATGTGCAATTCCCGATCCGCACAGCGGCTTTGGATGACATTGATGGTTTGGAAGCCAATGTGGTTGACGATATGCTGGCTGAATTCAGTCAGTCGGAAGGTCTGTCCATGATTCGCAACAACGATCAGTCGGGCACAGGCACTTCTGTGACTACTGGCGGTGCTGATGGTCTGCGTGGTTTGGATCAATACGGCGGTGCTAATGGTTCTTACACAGGCGGCACAACCAGCGTGTCTGCGTTTGGCACATCTGGCACAGCCACAACGAATGGTCTGCATTCGCTGGCTACCTATGACCAGTTGACCACCAACGGCAATGGTTCTGCTAACAATGTCACTTTTGACGATGTTATCAACCTGATTTATGCCCTGCCGCAACAATACTGGACACCTAATGCCAAATTCATGATCAGTCCTCTGATGCTGTCGGCTATTCGTGGTCTGAAAGATGACAATGGCACTCCTGTGTTTGAGCGTATGTCGCCTCTGGTGTATGAAGGCATTGTCGGTAAACTGTTGGGCTTTGATGTGGTTGTTAACAACTATGTTGATGCCCCCACAGGTGCGGCTGGTTCTCCTGGCACTACCAGCCTTTATCCGATGTGGTTTGCCGATTGGAGTCGCTATCACACCATCATTGATCGTCTGAACATGATTGTTCGCCGCTACGATCAAACATTGCCTGGCTACATCACTTTCTATGGTGAGAAGCGTTTGGCAACATCGGTGCGTGACCCCTTTGCTGGCGTTCGCTATCGTTCTACGGCTACTGCCGCCTAAGAAGGGTCGGGGGGAAACCCCCACCCTTTTTTAACTCTTGAATTTTTTGGAATATTGCCATGAACATTACCGAAACAATCCTTGAAGGTATCAAAAAAGCCATTCATGAAGGTGGCAAACAAACGATTGATTTGCGTGAAGCAAGCAACCTGACAGGTTCTGGTTCTGGCATTGGTGGTAATGTTGTTTTTGATGATGCCTTTGCCGCATTGCGTTCTGCAAATCCTTTGCGTCAAGGTTCACGCCAAATTACTGTTAGTGGTTCTGATATTCAGTTTGTTGCTAAAACTGGTAATGCCGCTAACTCTACAAATCCTTGGACTTATGCTGTTGTGCCTGATTCGGGTTCGCCCAATGTGAACACAAGCATTTGGCAATTGCCTGTGCGTGTGATTACTGCACAGTTGCCTATCCGCACAGCCGCTATGTCCGACATTAATGGATTGCAACCAACATTGGTTGATGACCTTATGCTTGAATTTAGCCAGTTAGAAGGTCAATCCATGATTGTCAATAATGATCAGGCTGGTTCGACTACCACATCTACTGGTGGCACAGATGGTTTGCGTGGCTTAGATTCCTACACAAGTGGTGCGGCTAGTGCTTATGGCACTTCTGGCACAGCCATTACTGCTGGTATCCATACAATTGCCACAGTTAGCCTTGGCGGGTCTGCTGTGACCTATAACAAGATTGTGGATACGGCTAAAGCGTTGCCGCCTGTGTATTGGTCGTTGCCTGGAACTGCATGGCACATGAGTCCTGACTTCATTCTTGCTTTGCGTGAATTGAAAGACAGTCAAGGCTTGCCGCTGTTCTTGGAAATTGGCGAAAAAGATGGTGCGGCTGTTGGTAATGTGTTTGGTTTCCCTGTAATTCCCAACCCTTACCTGACCAGCGCATTCCCTGCTTATTTGGCTAATTGGGAACAATTCTTGACCATTGGCGACACAGAAACATTCAATGTTCAAATGTTTGAACAAACACAACCAGGCTTTGTGACGCTATACGCTGAAAAGCGGGTGGTTTCATCTGTTCGCAATCCATTTGCGGGTGTTCGTATCTCTGCCGCCTAAAGGGGTCAACAATGCCAGTAAATCAGGATATTGCTGGCTTGCCCTTTGGGGCACAGACCCGCAATCCATTCAACTATCAAAAGTTTGAACAGATTGAGCGTGATGTATCTACATCATGGCTAACCCTGACCCAAATCACCAATCAGTTAAATCTGTTTGATGATGAATCGCAAGATACATATTTAGAAGGTCTTGAATTGGCTGTGCGAATGGCAATTGAAGATTATCTAGGTCTGTCGATTTTTTCGGTGAAATATCGGGTTTACTATGGTCCTGAATCATTTGGCTTGCAACCAGCCAGCCTTGATTTGCCAGAAGTAAGCCAAAACGCATTTCCCTTACAGCCAAATATCGTTATTGATTCGGTTGGTTACTACAATAGTAGTGGCGTATTTACAACACTTGATCCAAATGGTTATATTTACGATAACTCAGGCAATAAGATCATTGTCAACAATCTGCCGACAGATATTGACACTAATCGCACAGCCCCGATTGTGGCGATCTACACCACAGCACAAAGTGTTTTGGCTACCTACCCTGTGATTCAACAGGCTGGTCTATTGTTGTTGACCCACCTTTACAACAATCGTGATGCCGCAACAGATGTAAAGCAAAATAAAATTCCTTATGGAATTGAAATGTTGCTCAGACCTTACAAACCTTTGGTGATGTAATGGCAATTGCAAGATTTGAAAACATCACAATTAATAAACTCACTTTTAGCAAAGATGCGTTTGGTGAGCAAAGCACAACTATTACCCGATGGTTTCAAACTAGGGCTAGGGTGCGTGATGTTGCAAATAGTGTGAAAATCAGCGAAAAATATCGTTTGTATCAAGATTTGGTTAATTTAACAGTCAATTACACCCCAAATATGAAAAAGATTGTTGATGATCAAAATCTTTATTCAATTATTTGGCGCAATCAAGATTGGCGAATTACAGACGCTAGAGAATCAAATGATCGCATGAATATCACATTCATGTGTTATCGTTCTGACCCATCAACGGCGGTTTAAATGGCAACACAAAATAATGTCGTTCAATATGGACAAGCGATACAGGCGCAATTGCAAAGCATTGTGACCCCTATTCCTGTCTATGCGGCATTTAACCGAAACTTTGCCACAGAGCCAAAATTCATTGTTTGGATGTTAAGAAATGTCCATCAGCCTGTTTATACAGGTCAAATCCAAAACAATAAAGGCATTGATACGCCAACATTTCAAATATCTATTTTTACCCAAAAAATAGAAGATGGTTTCACAATTTCCAATCAAATATTACAATCATTGCATGGTTATGCGGGATTGTTTGGTGGCGCAACATACGGCTTTAATATAAGTAAAGCCGATGTGTTTTGGCTATACAACAGTTACGATAACACAGAAAAATTGGCGCAAATCTTTTTGGATTGCACCTTGTATATTCCAGCATAAGACAGGACTCTTTCAACTCTTGTAAAGGAAACCAAAATGGCTTTAATCAATAAGGTAATGCCTGGATACGCCGCAACGCTGTGGTGTCAAGATGATGCAACCCCTACCCCTTTGACCGATGCGCAACTGTCAACTTGGACAGCCCAAGTTGCTGACATTATTGGAACTGCGGCTGGTGGAACAGGCACAGGTGGAACACTTATCCCTGTTGAAAACATCCCTCCGTTTGGTGCAGATGACGCATTTGCGGCTTATGCTGTGGCTGGTGCAAGAACTGGTGCAAAAATCACCACTCAAAACCAGGTTACTAGCATGACCATTACAGCGGCTTGGAATCCCGCTGATGCGGCTTTGTTGCTGATTCGTGCTGATGGTTACAGCGGTTCTATCATTCGCACCTATGTGGTCGCTGTCTATGATGGCACAAACACAGTTGCTTATGCGTTCAATGCTAGAGTTGGTGGAATGCAATGGGATATGAATACTGCCGCAGAAGGCAAATTCACATTTACTTTGCACCCTGTCGGTGGCAATTCTTACGGCTGGACTACCAACCCCTAAGATGACCACCAAGACAATACAAAATAGCGATGACTTGCTTGATTGGGTTCTCAATCAGGCAGTCATCAAAAATGACATTCTGAATTATTTAGTCGCCCAATCCGAAGTTCGAAAGGATTGGTTTGGCTATACACAGCAAAAAATGACCGCTATTGCGACAGCACATCTGATCGCACAGCATCATGCCGATAAGATTTCCCCTGCACAAGCGGTTCAATACTCAATTGAATTGAATGAGGAAATTTTCAAACGCATCATAAAACAGGGGTCATCATGAGCATTTCTATCAAACTTGAAGGCATTGGGTCTGTTGATCAAGCCCTAAAAGAACTTGAGCGAGAATTTGGCGACAAAATGGCACAAAGTAAAGTGCTTGTCCCTGCTGTGCGTGAAGCCATGAAACCTGTTTTAACAGCGGCAAAACTAAATGCACCTAAAGATACAGGTGATCTTGCCAGATCATTGATTATTGAAGCAAGGCGACCCAATAAGCGAGATCGTAGAAGCAAATATATTACACAAACTGACACAGTTATTGCGGCTGTAACAACTGCATCTGGCAAAAAATTAAAAAAAATGGGCATTAAAAGTGATGCAAGGGCAATTGCACAAGAATTTGGAACTGCTAAAAATCCAGCACAACCATATTTGCGCCCTGCCCTTGAATCAAATGCTCAAAGCACAGTAAATAGATTGGCAGATATTCTGGCAAGAAGGATTACTGAATTCAGAGCAAAAAACACAAAAGGATAAAACATGACACGGCTATCAGAAATGCTTGGTGACAATTACAAAGCCAAGCGGGAAATGATCTTTACACGCCAGTTTGAACTTGGTGGGCATACATTTAAGGTTCGTGTGCCCAATGTTTCAGAAACTGACATGATTTTTGAAAAGGTTTTAAATCCTGACGAAAGTGCAATTGATCAGGTTTATCAGCGCATGGCTGAACCTTTGTTGAAATTTAAAAATGAGCCATCAGAAGGGCTTGAATTTAAAGATAATGATATTTTGGTTAATGGCAAATCTATGCGTGAAGCCGCTAGAAATAAAGTTATTACAGAAACCAAAATTACCGAATACATTAGGTTGCTTTGCCCTGCTAATCCTAATGACACAATGGCTGATATTACCTATGCAGACATTGAAGCAGAATTTCCCTTGCCTATCCAATTGAGTCTGATTGAAAAGATAAGCGAAGTTATTTCCCCTACTTATAAGGAATCAAGGGGAAACTAATTGGCTCATTAAGGTCGCAAGTTGAATGCGCCATGATCTTTAATGGGCACACAAAACAATCTTTGGCGCAAATTGATGAAATTACCATGAAACGATTACAAACCATGTATGCCGATGGTTTGATAGGTAATCATCAAATTTTGACTGTTTTGGGTCAATTGACCGCTGGCGTGTTTAATTACATGAGGGCGGCAAATACTCCTGATTACAAACTATCCAACATTTTAGGTAGTGCGTATGATTACATATATCCACCATTGCCCGATGAGGGTAAAGCGGAAAAAGTCAATGATGCGTTAAAAACATTTATGACGATTGCGCCTGGCTTTAACCCAGAAATGTTCAAGGTAAAAAATGGCTAACTTTATTGGAAGATTGGGAGTTTTGCTAGGTCTGGATAGTGCCGAATTTAGAAAAGGCATTGAACAGGCAAGCCGACAACTTGATCAATTTGTTGAGAAAGCCCGAACATCATCTATGGTTGGTGCGGCGGCTTTGTCGGCAATGACAGCACAAGCCTTTGCCTATGCAGATCAAATTTCTGACACAGCAAAAGCCAATGATCTTGCAATTGATAGCGTTTTAAAATTAAGAAATGCTTTAGCCTTAAATGGTGGTGAAGCAGAAAACGCAAGCAAATTTCTTGCGTCTTTTACAAATTCAATTGAAAAAGCGGCAGAGGGGTCATTCGAAACCCAACAAAAATTTGCCAAACTTGGTGTAAGTCTTGGTGATATTGCAACCTTGGATACACAAGGACTAATTGATAAGACTCTTGAAGGCTTGTCAAAAATGTCTGATCCATTAACACGCAATGCCTATGCAATGGATTTGTTTGGCAAAGCGGCAAAAAATGTAGATTTTGCTGGACTTAACAACGATATAAAAGCCAATGCTGGCGCTACTGATGAACAAGCCAACGCAATTAAGATTGCTGGTGATTTATTTGATAAATTTGAGCAACACGCAAGGGATGTTCAATTAACACTTGTTACTTTGGTTGCCCCTGCTTTAAGTGAAGTCATTGACTACATGAAAAAGTTTGGAACAGAAAGTGGCACAGGTGCAAAGATTTTTACAACAGCATTTCAAGCGGTGGCTGTTGTAGGTGCTAATGTGGCTTTTGTTGTTCGTGGAATTGTTGAAGAAATTGGCGCAATGTTCAATTTCGTTAAGAATGCAACAACTGTAAGCATTGCGTATGCCATTGCTGAAAATGAAAAATACATTGAATGGACAAAGCAAGCCAGAAAAGACCTAGATGATTTTGAAAAAAAGATTTTGGGGATTGGTTCTGCTGTTGAATCAGTAACTAATAAGGGTGGTGAAAGTGGTTCTTCTGGTGGGGCTGTTGGCATTCGCAGAGAAGTTAAACCAGGTATTGATCCAGAAGCCTTGCGCCGATTGCAATTGTATTTAAAAGGGCAAGCCGAACTTGCAAGACAACAAGAAGAAAGCGCATCCCAATTAGGTCAATTTTATAAAGCATCTGCTGATGCATTGACTAATCAAGCATCAAGAATTCGATTGGCTGATAAAGAATTGGATCGGGAAAAAGAAATGTTGCAACTGGTTTTTAAAGGTCGCAACATGAGGGTTGAAGATTTGCAATATCAACAAGAATTACTTGAGATTGAATATAAACGGCGTGACAACATTGAAAAGATTATGGAAGATACTAATCTTGATGCTGACGCTAAAGAATATGCATTGCGTAGAGAAAATGAATTGGCTGAAAAAGGCAATGAATTAGCCCGAACAAGATTGCGCTTAACCCAAGAAACCCGCATGGGAACTTTTGAAGAAGGTTTTTATAATGCAATGGAAAAGTCTGCTAGGACAATTTCCACAGAGTTTCAGCGTGGGCAACAGATGTTTGAAGCGGTTATGAGCAATATGGAAAATGCTTTAAACCAATTTGTCCGAACAGGTAAATTGTCATTTAAAGATTTTGCTAGGTCTGTGATTCAAGATTTGATCATGATTCAAATGAGAGCACAGATGATGTCAATGTTTACAGGTTTTAAAACCTTGTTTGGTGGTGGATTTTTAAATGAGCGTGGCGGTATTGAACCCGCTGGCGCACTAGGATTTGCCGATGGTGGCGAACCTCCTGTGGGGGTCGCTAGTCTTGTTGGTGAGCGTGGTCCAGAATTGTTTGTGCCTAAAGTGCCTGGAACAATCATCCCAAACAATCAACTAACAAACATGATCGGTGGGCAAACTGTAAATTACAATGGTCCATACATTCAGAGTATGCAAGCAATTGATACTCAATCTGCCACTCAATTCCTAGCCAGAAACAAACAAGCGGTGTTTGCGGCTAATTTGAGTGCCCAAAGGTCTTTGCCTGTGAATAAATAATCATGAGCCTGACAAACATCCTATCTATTTGCGAATCGGTCGGCATTAATGACCAGCGGTTTGTTGGGCAAACGATCAGTCGCAACCAGAAAATCATCACATCAGAAGTGCTGACTGTTGTGCCTTTTGTGTTTGAAATGCGACCAATGAATTATTTGCTGTATTCGCAAAGTCGCACCATTCTTAATTCCTTGCGTATTGCTGACAAATCACTAGAACAATATTTGAATTTTGCCAGCACAGGATGGGTCAATTACATTAAGTATCAGGGTCAAATGACTTCTGTGCAGATTGCCGCCTGTCAATGGCAAACCAGTAGCGCAAACAAAACCTTAGTGCTTGGGTCGTTGCCTAGCGTTTCAAGCGGAATATATCTTTTTAAGATTGGTGATTTTGTCCAAGTTGATCGCTATGCTTACATTGTTACAGCCGATGTTTTGCGTGGTTCAGGATCAACAGTCAATGTGCCTGTGCATAGAAATTTGATTGCCACTTTGGTTTCGCCTGTGGCGTGTGTTGCGGGTGAATATGGAACAACAATTAGCATGGGTGGATTAACTTATACAGGTGTTACATTTCCTGTCATTCTTAGGGATTACCCTACATATAATTTAGTCCCAATGACCAATGACAGTTTTGTGCAATGGACAGGCGCATTTAAAGCCTTTGAAAGTGTTTTATGAACATTATTGCGCCTGTTGATGGAACAAATAATATTCGATACGCTGATTTTGTGCGTATTACAGTTAATGGAACAGTATATCGTTTTACCACAGCGCCTAATGATATAACTGTTTCCGCCGTTGATGCTGGTCCATTTTCTGCTGTTGGTGTATTGGTTAAAGTTAATGATGTTCAGCGTGACATTAAATCAACAGCCAATGAAACTACAGTAACCATGACAGGCATTGATACAAGTGTGCTTGGTTGGGTTTTGTCGCAAAACCTAAAAGGTAGCGCAATTCAAATGTGGCATGGCTTTTTTGATACAAATGGGGCTTTGATTACAACTGGCGGCACAGGCGGCTTGTATCAATTTTTTAATGGTTTTGTAAATAGTTTTGCCATTACTGAACAATGGATGGAAGAAATTAAAACCTATGTTGGCACAGTAACAATTTCTGCCGCATCCATTCAACTTGTTTTACAAAATAGAGTGGCTGGTCGCTATACAAACAATAATAGTTGGCAATTTTTTACCCCAGGCGACACTTCCATGAATCGAGTTAGTTTTGTGGAAACCATTAATTACCAGTTTGGAAAAGATGCACCCGCAAATTCGTAAAGTGTCGCCATACGACATTCCACAAATACTAGACCTATTAAGGGAATACAGGTCTAATATGCCCTATGGCTTTTTGCAAGATGCTGATGATGCCGAATACATCACAGCAATGCTGGCTGAAATCATGGCTGGAAAGGGCATTCTTTTGGTGGCTGAATGCGATCAGGAAATTGTTGGTTTGATCATGGCTATTGTGATGCCTAGCATTTGGTCGCCCAAGCATTTCTTTTTGACCGAACTGGCTTACTATGTCAAGCAAGAACATAGGATGGGAACTGCTGGACATAGGTTGTTAAGCCGTTATCTTGAAGAAGCCATACAGATGAAAGAAGATGGTCGAATCAATCATTTTTTTATCAGCAAAATGGTCAATAGTCCAAATTTGAATTATGGCAAGTTTGGATTTCAAAAATTAGAAGAATTTTGGGTGATGTAAATGCCAGGAACAATCATTGCAACTCAAATTTTTGGTGCTGTTGCAACTTGGGGTATTGGCGCATACGCAACTGCATTTGCTATCAACATGGTGGCAAGCACAATTATTGCCAAAGCATTTGCGCCATCAATGCCTGGGTCTAGCGTAGATCAAACGCCAAACCCAGGAAATTCTGCTCAGTTGCCCCCTAATGGTTCAAACAAAGTGCCTGTGATTTATGGCACAGCCTACACAGGTGGAATCATTACTGACTTGAGCATTACAAGCGACAATCAAAAACTTTATTATGTTTTGACGCTGGCTGAAGTTACCAACACCAACACAGGGCAAACGCCTGATACCTATACATTTGGCAATGTGTATTGGGGTGGCAAGCGTTGTATTTTTGACGGAACAGATCAATACAAAGTCATTGGTCTTTATGACGAATCAAATGGAACAACAGATAGCACAGTTTCTGGCAAACTGAATATTTATCTGTTTAAAAATGGTTCATATTCTGGTGTTAACACAACACAAAGTGCTGTTGACATTATGAATTCTGCTGGTCTTGTTTACACATGGAATGGCACAAAATTAATGACCAATGTGGCTTTTGCCATCATTGAAATGACATATAGCGTTTCTGCTAACTTGCAAGGAATCCAGCAAACACGATTCCAATTGACAAATAGCAGATACAAGCCTGGGGATTGCATTTCTGATTATTTGGTCAATGAAAGATATGGTGCGGCAATTCCTTCTGCCAATATTGATTCAACATCATTAACTGCGCTAAACACATATTGCAATGCCAATATGGTTTATACAACATATTCTGGTAGCACATCAACAATTACAAGATTTAGGTTTGATGGAGTTGTGCAGACTGATCAAACCATTATGACCAACTTGCAGATCATGGCGGCTTGCTGTGATTGTTTGATTCGTTACAACGAAATTACAGGCAAGTGGGGTGTTGTTGTTCAGTCGCCCACATATTCGATTGCTATGGCTATCAACGATAGCAACATGGTTTCAGCCATTCAGGTTACACCTATTGACTTGTCCAGCACATTTAATGTGGCTGAAGTCAAATTTACTGATGGAACTCAAAAGGATAGTTTTAGTAGCGCAACATTTGATTTGGCAGATGTTAACCCTTCATTGCTTTACCCCAATGAGCCTGTTAACAAACAGACCATCAACCTGAATCTTGTTAACAATGATGTTCGGGCGCAATATTTGGCTAACCGATTCCTTGAATCTGTGCGTGAAGATTTGCAGATCAAGGTTGATATCAACTATTCTGGCATTCAGTTAGAAGCGGGTGATATTGTTTCTGTCACTAATTCCAATTATGGTTGGTCTGCCAAATTGTTTAGGATTGGGCAAGTGGTAGAAAAATATGGTGACGATGGAAGCATGACTGCATCGTTGACCTTGATGGAATACAACCCAACTGTGTATGACGATGTTAATGTTACACAGTTTACGCCAGCACCCAATAGCGGCATTGGTTCGCCTTTAGGGTTCGGCACAATTCCTGTTCCTGTTGTAACTACGCAATTTCCAAATGCGGCAATTCCCTATTTTGGTGTTGCAGTTACAGCCCCACCTAACGGCATTGTGCAATATGCTGAAATTTATTATTCAGCCTATGCATCACCAACTGATTCGCAAAGGATTTTTGCTGGCACGACACCAGTAAACCCAGGCGGCAATCCATACACCCCAGGCGCATCAATGGGGACTGTTGCTTTAACAAATATTCCACAGGGGGATTGGTATTTCTCTGTGAAAATGGTTAATGCTATTGGCACAAGTGTGTTTAGTGCATCTAGTAGCGTTTTCCGTTGGCGACCAACCACTTTCCAATTTACCAATCGTTATATTGTTGTTGCTTATGCTGACAGCATTACAGGCACAGGCATTTCAAATAGCCCAACAAACAAATCCTATTATGGTTTGTGGAATGTGGCATCTAGTCCAGCCTATTCATCTAATCCAGCAAATTACACATGGTATTTGGCACAGCCAACTTTTGGAACAAACATCTATCTTGCATTCTGCAATCGAAGCAATCGCAAGTTTAGTTTTGCCACAGACTATGCTGGCTATGCCGCTGGAACAGGCGCATTTGTTCCAACAACAACGACCCAATATGATTCGTCTATTTGGTCGGCATTGCCTGGGAATTCAAACATCATTGATCTTGATGCCCGAACAGGTCAGTTGCTAACCACAGGCACGACACAAACAGGATCTGGTGCTGGTGAATTAAACATTATCAATTCTCCTGATGGTCGAGTAGTGGCGCAATTGGCTACATTGCTTGATTTTGGAACTGGTGTTTATTCTAAAACTTCATCTGTTGCCACTTTGACCATTGATAAATATGGTCGAGTTTTGGGTTTCCAATCTCCTGATTCTTTTGGATATACGCTAACTGAATTTGTTGCCACTTCTGGTCAAACTGTATTTACGCCAACATCAAGAAGTGCCGCATATTTTGCGGGTCAATGTTTGGTTTTCAGAAATGGTTGCTTGCTTGATGAAACTGAATACACTGATACAACGACCACAGTTACATTGGGAACTGGCGCACTTTTGAATGATCGTATTTCAATCATTAGCATGAGTGCGATATCAAACAGCACAAATTATTCAAGCACACAATTGATTGTGGCATCTGTTGCAACAAATGTTGTAACTTATTCTGCTACATATTTGCCAAGTCAAAAAATTGTTGCTGGCGACATAATGACATTTGCCAATAGTGGTTCACCAACACAATACACAGTTTCATCTGTTAATTACACGACACGCCAAATTACATTTTCGACAACTGTAACAGGTGTAACTGCTGGTGCAATCATTTATCAATATCGTGCGCCAGCATCTGCCTATCGACCAATGAGCCGATGGACAACGACATTGACCAACACAAACACTTATACGCCTACTGAATGGGCTTTCATGTCGGGCGCAGAAAAGATTTTCTTAAATGGAACTGCTGTTAACGATCAAGATTACGATTTGACCAATACATTGACTTTTATTCAGAATGTTTCTGGATTGGCAACAATCATTCAGTTTGCACCCAATATTTTGACAACACCTATTGGTTCATCGGCAAGTGTGGCGACAAATACAGTTGTAGGTCAAACAAACTATAACTATAACTTTGACATTAATGCTTTTGAATTGTATTTCAATGGTTCATTGTTGGATAATGGTGGTGATTACACTTCTGGTAGTGGTTCATATACTTTGTCTATCACACCAACAACATCAACATCAACAATGCAACAAGTTTCATATCAACGAACTGGAGGCGCATAAATGACGCAAGCACTAAATCTTGGATTGCTTGGCAACAATGTAAACACATCTGGACAACTTTCTTTAACTGCTGGTGTTGCTGGAACATTGCCTATTGCCAATGGAGGCACAAACGCAACAACAGCCGCAACTGCCCTTGCTAATTTGGGCGGCATTGGTTCTTCATCCCCTACTATTACCACCCCGACAATTGCAACTATCAAATCTGCCAGTAGTGGTGTTGCAACTGTATTTCAAGATTCTGGTGGCACTCAAATGGGCACATTGTGCCGAGCCTGGGTAAACTTTAATGGCACAGGCACATCAGGTGCAAACCAAACTATTCGTGGACAATTTAACATTGCCAGCGTCTATAAAAACGGCACAGGCGATTACACGATCAATTTTACAAACAATATGCCTGATATCAATTATTGTTTTGTTGCAACAGTTGGTAACTCTGACAATGGTTTTGTATTCGTTTCTGCCTATACAGGTCAAAGTGGTCTATCAACAAGTAATTTCCGAATAATCATTCAGGGAACAAACGGCATTCTTTTTGATCGAGACTACATTGGAATTTCTGTGTTCAGATAATTCAAATGTTGATTGAATTTTTGATATTTGGGACAATTAAAGGGTCGTGACCTGTAAGGGTATGGGTTGCGTTAGACCCTAGAAAGGGGAACATCATGGCTGTGTTTAACAAAAACACCCTAACGCAAGTTAGCGGGTTCGACAATCCTATTATTGCTGGCGAATTGGTTTGGGAACAACAAACCTATTGGAATCTGGCGATTAAAGGGACAGATGATGTTACCCCTGTTGATCTAACAACCGCAACGATTGATGCACAGATCATTCGCAGGGAAGTCACAAACATTGAAGATACCCGCAATGGTTTGACTTTTGATATCGGTAACTATGAGCCGACCCCCGAACCCATCCCTTTGACCATCACCAATCGACATGACTTGCTTGGCGAATTTACGCTGGTGATTGATGCGGGTGCTTGGGGCTTGATGGCAACAGACCCTGAATTGGATATCAACGCTGTTGATTGTGTTGGCTACTCTGGTCGCATTAAAATCAGTTTCCCCACAGATGGCACTAACCCTGCCAATGACTACATCATCTTTTTGCTGTTCTTGGTTCGTTCTGATGGCATCATTGTGGAGTGATCATGGGAAACATAAAAGTTGATGTGGTTGATCAAAACAACCTGAATGTTTCCATTCATCCCCCGACACGCAATGTCATCAATGTTCAGCCCCCTGCACAGCAAAACATAAACATCAATCGGGGGCTATATGGTCCAAGCGGAACATCTGGTTACTCTGGTTATAGTGGGTATTCTGGCGTTGGTCTGCCTGGGGCTAGTGGTTATTCTGGCTTTAGTGGCACTTCTGGTTTTTCAGGATTTAGTGGCGCAACAGGAACATCTGGCGCATCTGGTGAATCAGGCTATTCTGGATTTTCAGGTGAGTCTGGATTCTCTGGATTTTCGGGTCAAACTGGCGCATCTGGTCTAAGCGGTTTTAGCGGATTCAGCGGTTATTCTGGATTGGATGGGCAATCTGGAATTTCTGGATTTAGTGGCTATTCAGGCTTTAGCGGTGAGTCAGGCGCAACAGGCGCAACAGGAACATCTGGATATAGCGGTGTATCTGGCTATTCAGGCTTTTCTGGCGAATCTGGATTTAGCGGTTATTCAGGTGAATCGGGTGCGTCTGGTTTTTCTGGTCTAAGCGGATTCTCTGGTCAATCTGGTTTTAGCGGTTACTCTGGCGAATCTGGCACAAGTGGCTGGTCTGGCTTTAGCGGATATTCTGGCTGGTCTGGTGAAGTAGGTATTTCTGGATTCTCTGGCGAATCTGGATATTCTGGCTTTTCTGGTCAATCTGGTTATTCAGGTTTTAGTGGTGAATCTGGTTGGTCAGGGCAATCTGGTTATAGCGGTTGGTCTGGTGAGTCTGGTCAAAGTGGTTGGTCAGGCATCAGCGGATTTTCTGGCTATTCGGGTGAAGTTGGCGCATCTGGGTTCAGCGGTTATTCGGGTGAATCAGGCGCATCTGGAATTAGTGGTTTTAGCGGCGATTCTGGTATTTCTGGCTATTCTGGACTGAATGGCGAATCGGGCATTTCTGGCTATTCTGGATTTAGTGGTGAGTCTGGAACATCGGGATATTCGGGTTCTGGTGTAAGTGGTTATTCTGGATTCTCTGGCTATTCAGGCGAACAAGGCATTTCTGGCTTTAGCGGATATTCTGGCGATTCTGGCTTTAGCGGCATCAGCGGTTACAGCGGTGATTCTGGTTTGTCTGGATTCTCTGGTCAGTCAGGTTTTAGCGGCTATTCTGGTTCTGGCATTTCGGGCTATTCAGGCGTTTCTGGCTATTCTGGTTACAGCGGTGCGCCTGGGGCTGGTGGTGCTATTGGCAATTGGGGTTCTTTTTGGGACACAACAGATCAGGTTGCCACATCTGCCAATACTGCATATTCAATCACTTTGAATAGTGCAGATTCAAACAACACAGGTGTTAATGTTGTATCTGGTAGCAGAGTAACATTTTCAAATGCTGGTGTTTATAGCCTGACTTTTTCAATTCAATTCGTTAACACAGATACACAAATTCATGATGTTAATGTTTGGTTGAGAAAAAATGATAGCGGTAGCACAGGCGATATTCCTGATAGCGACACCAAATTAAGTATTCAATCCAAACATGGTAGCGTTAATGGCTATGGATTGATGACTGTTAACTATGTGTTAAAAGTTGTTGCCAATGATTACATTGAAATGATCTGGTCAACAACTGACACACAAGTTTCAATTCAATCTGACCCTGCTGGCACATCACCAGTTTCGCCATCTGTCCCTGGTGTTATTTTTACGGCTACACAAGTAATGTATACCCAAAGCGGGTATAGCGGTGTATCTGGTTATAGCGGCTTTTCTGGTATTTCTGGATTTAGCGGTGATTCTGGAATTTCTGGTTTTTCTGGATATTCAGGAATTGATGGCGCATCAGGAATTTCTGGTTTTTCTGGTTGGTCTGGTTGGTCTGGTGCTATTGGAAATTCGGGGATTAGCGGTTATTCTGGATTTTCTGGAATAAATGGTGTTTCTGGAATCAGCGGTTATTCTGGTTTTAGTGGTATCTCTGGTTTTAGTGGCACAAATGGCGCATCTGGAATTTCTGGCTATTCTGGTTTTTCTGGAATCTCTGGCTATTCTGGGTTTAGTGGTATTTCTGGTTTTAGTGGTCGGTCTGGATTTTCTGGAAGTGGTGTTAGTGGCTATTCTGGTTTTAGCGGTATCTCTGGTTATTCTGGTTTTTCTGGAAGTGGTGTTTCTGGATATTCTGGATTTAGTGGCATCAGCGGGTATTCAGGATTTAGCGGAATTTCTGGTTATAGCGGAACAAACGGCACATCAGGAATTTCTGGATATTCAGGATTTAGTGGAATAAGCGGTTATTCTGGTTTTAGCGGGATTTCTGGTTATAGCGGAACAAATGGTGCATCAGGCATCAGCGGTTATTCTGGCTTTAGCGGAACAAATGGAACAAATGGTGCATCAGGTATTTCTGGCTATTCTGGTTTCAGCGGAACAAATGGAACAAACGGCACAAATGGCGCATCAGGTATTTCTGGCTATTCTGGTTTTTCTGGCACAAATGGAACAAACGGCACAAATGGCGCATCAGGTATTTCTGGCTATTCTGGTTTTTCTGGCACAAATGGAACAAATGGCACAAATGGCGCATCTGGAATTAGCGGATTTTCTGGAATAAGCGGATATTCAGGATTTTCTGGTCGTTCAGGATTTTCTGGCGCATCTGGTCCAACTGTTTATCCTGGGGCTGGCGTTGCTATTTCAACTGGTAGCGCATGGGACACATCCGCATCTACATCACAACTTGCAAAAGCATGGGTAAACTTTGATGGAAGCACAGCCACACGGCGTGGAAATTACAATGTGGGCAGTATCACTAAAAATGGAACAGGCGATTGGACAGTAAATTTTTCATCTGCTCTTGCTGATGCAAATTATTCTGTTTTGACAACAAATGGCAACTCAGATGGTGGTTTTACAATTCAAATTATTGCATTTGGTCAATCTAGTCTTTCAACATCTTCTGTTCGCACAATTTCTAAAGGAACAAACGGCGTAAATTATGATCGTGATTATGTTGGGGTTGCAGTATTTAGATAAGGAATGAAAATGGAACAAGTGATTGTTTATACAAATGAATTTGGGGGCGTTTCTGTTTGCTTCCCTACTGGTGAAATTCCAATTGATCAGGTAAAAAAAGAACATATCCCAGTTGGAGTTGAATCATTTATTATTGATAAACAAACATTGCCAGATATAAATTATTTTTTTGATGCGTGGGAACAATTAAATGGCGTTATTTCTATCAATTTTGAGAAAGCAAAAAACATAACCAAAAACAGATTGCGAATAGAAAGATCAGAATTGTTGCAACAACAAGATATTGCTTTTCAACGAGCATTGGAAAACGGACAGCCAACAGATCAAATTGTTGCTGAAAAGCAAAGATTGCGTGATCTTCCATTGTTGGCAGATTCATGCACAACACTTGATCAACTTAAAAACCTAAAGCCGTAAAAAACATATAAAATAATTTAATACAAGACAAGATAGGACAAGAAATGAAATACAGCGTGGTCATTCCGACCTATAACAATTGTGATCAATATCTGAAGCCATGTTTAGATTCCATCTTTCGGTGGACTAACATGGCTGATGTTGAAATCATTGTTTCTGCCAATGGTTGTTATGATAATTCCTATTGGTATCTGCATTCGCTGAAAAACCAATTTGCTTCATTGGGATTTGGTGATCATTTCAAGGTTGTTTGGAATGACAAGCCTTTGGGTTATGCCAAAGCCACCAATGAAGGCATCAAAGTCAGCACCTGTCAAAAGATTGTGTTATTGAACAATGACACAATTTTGCTTGAGCAAAATAAAAACCAATGGCTAGACATGATGGATGCGGCATTTGCCAATCCTGATGTTGGAATTTCTGCGCCTGTTGTTCAGCGTTGCGAAGCCGCCAATTCTGATTTTGCTGTGTTCTTTTGTGTGATGGTGGACAGGAAGGTTTTTGACCGAATTGGCTTGCTGAATGAAGAATATGGTGTGGGTAGCGGTGAAGATGTTGAGTTTTGCGTAGAAGCAAACAAGGCTGGCTTTGTAATTGCTGAAGCCACCCCTAAATTTTACAACGGCGATATATACACAGGTGGTTTCCCCATTTATCACGCTGGTGAAGGAACAGTATTAAACCCTGAACTGGTGCAAAATTGGAATCAAATTTTCCATGAAAATGAACTGCGCCTGTCCAAAAAATACAACCCTGACTATTACCGATGGTTGTTGACAAACAATTTTGAAAGGGCTGTATTCCTGAAGGGCGACCCTGTTTTTGTTCGTGAGTTTGCTAGATATACATGGGCAAGCCAGCACATTGTTGGCAAAAGCATTTTTGAACTTGGTTGCACCACAGGCTATGGCAGACAGTTTTTCCCCGATGATGTTCAGTATCTTGGTCTTGACTATGACCCGATCATCATTGATGTTGCTAAAGAGCAAGGTTGGAATGGCAACAACACATTTGTAAATGGTGATATCAACCATTATGAACTTGGTCAATATGACACCATCATTGCGTTTGAAGTCATTGAGCATTTAGACAATGGGATTGAAATTGTCGAAAAGTTAAAGAAGCATTGCAAACGATTGCTGATTACTGTGCCGATGAATGAGCCTAAAGGGTTTTGGGGTGAACATCACAAATTGCATGGGTTGAATGAATCGCATTTCCTAGGCTTTAAATTCAACTATATTGATGAAAATGGACAGATAACAGACACGCCAAAGCCTGTTGACCAATCAAACAATTGCAACCTGATGATTTGTTGGTGGGACAATGAATAAGATTCTGTGTTCTATTTCAACAAGGGGCAGATATCACACGACACTACCCCTTGCGTTACAAGCCATCATTAATCAAACAAGGCAGGTTGATAAGTTGGTCATTTTTGATGACAACGATGAGCCGCAAGATATGCGAAAGGAATTGATCTATTCGCATTTCTTTCAGATCATGGATGCAAAGGGAATCCCTTGGGAATGGCAATTTGCAGGTAAAAAAGGGCAACACCATAACCATCAGATTGCAAACCGCATGGGCTACGATTGGGTTTGGCGCATTGATGATGATGCGATACCTGAACCTAATGTGCTTGAAACATTATGCAAATACATTAGTCATGATGTTGGTGCTATTGGCAGTTCTGTGCTGACAATGCCATGCGATACAAAACCAAATAACGCATCAGGCAAGATTGATCTGATTGATCAAGAGCCGAACATTCAATGGGGTCAAATTACAGCCCCCCAAATGGTTGAGCATTTGCATTGCACTTTCCTGTATCGTGCTGGCATCCATGACTACAACACAGGTCTATCTAGGGTTGCCCATAGGGAAGAAACTTTGTTTACCTATGGCTTGCATCAAAAAGGCTACAAAATTTGGGCTGTGCCCAATGCTGTGACATGGCACATGAAAAACCCGCAAGGTGGCATTCGATCTGAAACCAATCAAGCCCTGTTTGAGCATGACGAAAGAATTTTTAGGAATATCCTTGCCGCTAGGGACAAGACCATTGTGGTGCTGAATTGTGGAATGGGTGATCATGTCGTTTTTAGCCATGTGTTGCCCAAAATTAAAAACCCTTGGGTATTTACTTGCTACCCTGATTTGGTGGCTGGCGAACCCATAGCCAAGGCAGAATCCCTGTTTGGCAGTCTTGAGCAATTTAGCGTGTATTCTTGGATGGACAAACACAAATGGAAGCAAAGCCTTCAATCTGCGTTTGAAAGGATGTATCTGTGATCATCATTGCCCCTTTTGCCCAAAAACTGCACAGCGGCAAAGAAAACCCTAAAAATTACCCTTTTTGGAAAAAGTTAGTTGATTCCATTGAATGCCCAATTGTTCAGGTTGGTCGGTCTGGTGAACAAGAGTTGGTTCAAGATTGTCGGTTTGATTTGACCATTCCTGAACTGCGCCAATTGATCAGGGAATGCAAAACATGGATTGGTGTTGATAGTTTCTTTCAGCACCTAGCCTGGGATGAAGAAAAGCCAGGAATTGTGCTTTGGTCGGTTTCTGACCCGCTAATTTTTGGGCATCCAGAGAATGTCAACCTGCTTAAACATAGGGATTATCTGGCTGGAAACCAATTCTTACATTGGGATTACACAAAGCACAATCCAGATGCATTTGTTGAGCCACAAGAAGTTGTTAAACACCTGACCAAATTTCTATAAAAAATTACAATCCTATATACCTTTTTTTTGAGGTTTGTAGGATGGCATCAATCAATGAAACCGAAGCAAGATTAAACAGTCATGAGGCTGTTTGTGCTTTGCGCTATGAGCAAATAAACGCTAGATTAAAGCGACTAGAAGGCATCATTATCAAATCTGCTGGCGTTATGCTGGTGGGTATGGCGGGGGTAATTTGGGTTTTTATGACCCAAATTAATAGGTAATGGACCCGATTACAACCGCAATGGCGGCATTCGCCGCTGTCCAAAAGACTGTTCAGGTCATCAAGGCGGCGCAAAAGACTGTCAATGATGTAGGCAGTCTTGGACCATTGCTAGGGCAATATTTTGGGGCTAAACAGCAAACAGTAAAGGCTTTGGATGAAGCCAAAAAAAAGGGCGGTTCTAGTCTTGCCCAGGCTATCCAAATTGAAATGGAATTGCTGTCTCAAAAGAAGTTTGAAGATGAACTAAAAATGATTTTCTTTCAAACTGGTCATGCCGATGTTTGGGAAAACATACAAAAGCGGGTTCAAGAAGGCGAACAAGCCGAGCGTGAAGCAAGACGCAGGGCTAACGATGCCGCCAAAGTTAAGGCTAGAAAAATGGCTGAATTGGTTAACATGATTATTGGCGTTGTGCTGGTAGTTTTGTTAGTGCCGCCGCTAATTTGGTTGGTCATTCAAGGCATTATGTTTGCCAAAGATAAATGAAAGGGTCATCATGTTAACTTTACTTTCCACATTGCTTTCTTTTCTAATGGGTGGTTTGCCCAAGTTGCTAGATTTCTTTCAAGATAAGGCTGATAAAAAGCATGAACTTGAATTAGCCAGAATGCAAGTTGAGCGTGAATTGCAAATGCTTGAGCGTGGTTATGTTGCCCAAGCAAAGATAGAAGAAATCAAACTAGAAGAATTAAAAGTGCAATCTGATGCTGATAAATACATGGCTGATGCAAAAACCAAAACAGCCGTGATTGATGCACAAAAGGCTGAAATGGAAGCCGTTTACAAGCATGATGAAAGCCTGAATGAAGGCACAAGCCAATGGGTGAAAAATCTGCGTGGTGCAACCCGATCATTGATCACTATGGGTTTCTTTGGGTTGTTGTGCTTTATTGACTTTGGATTGATTGTTTATGGTTTCTGGCACAAGGTTGACTTTATTCAAATGGCTGAAATGCTTTGGGATACCAACACAGCCGCATTGTTTGCCAGCATCATTGCGTTTCATTTTGGTGGTCGGGCTTTTGGCAAATGATCAGCAAAAAAGCCATTGAAATGATCAAACACCATGAAGGTGTTAGGTTGTTGCCCTATCGTTGTCCCGCAAGATTGTGGACTGTTGGGGTCGGTCATGTGATTGATCCCAATCATGCCAAAGTGCCTTTTGATCAGCGTTTGGATTTATCTATTCCTATTGGATGGAATAGAAAACTAACAATGGATGAAGTCGATGCTATCCTTGCTAAAGACCTTGAACGATTTGAGATTGGCGTGGTTCGATTGTGTCCTGGTTCTGTTGATAAGCAAAACCATCTGGATGCAATGGTCAGTTTTGCATTCAATGTGGGATTAGGCAATTTACAAAAATCCACCCTAAGAATGAAATATAACAGGGGTGATTATGATGGTGCAAGTGAAGCATTTTTAGATTGGACAAAAGCCGCTGGCAAAATATTGCCAGGGCTTGTCAAACGCAGAAAAGATGAACAGGCTTTGTTTTTAGGTCAATAGCCTAATTTTTTATTGAGCCTTGCAGTTTCTGCTCTGTCTATTGCTTCATCCATCAAATCTTGTTGTTGATTGGCATAAAGTTTTTCCCAAGACAATTTCTTAATTTCAATATATTCCTTATGAGGAATATCCCATGTGACTTCTTCATTTTTTTTATTGAAAATGGAAATGTCTAAGTTTTCTTCTATACCAATATCATTTTCTGCTGGAATGTAGCAAACTGCTACTTCAAAATCATCAGTTTCAAATGTGTAATCTGCCGCATTAATGATGTTGTTGTAGTAATCAATTTTGCTCATGAATACATCCTCAAAATTTGATCGGTTTCAGCCTTTGTTGCCCTGCGATACTCAAACAAGTCTTTGTGTTCAGGATACATCAATGCAAACAATCTAGCCAAATAAGGGCTGATGTTGTTATTGATTTTCCAGATAGAACCATTTTCTTGCATTGCGCTGTGATGCCGCAATACATGGATAATTGTTCTCGCTGAATAATGCTTAAATCCCTTGTTGATCACTTTTGATGTTTCGCTAAGAAATGCAACCCAAATGTGATTGTTTTCAGGAATCCAGGCAACAAATTCATCAGAAAATTCACCCCTGTTTTCTTTGATAATTTGATCAATGGTTTTCATCATGACACCCGAATCACATCAATGCTTTGATCGTCTTTGTTTCTGGATGTGATGCAAGACCCATTACCAAAAACTCTGCATACATAACTTGATGTAACTGATTGCAACCCATCCATATCGAAATTTTCAAATGGAATAGAAACCGATTGACCAATTTGTAAATCTTTGGCGTATTTTTTAATATGTTCTGTTAAAACACCATAACCATATTTTGCCCCTCTTTTGGGTTTTTGACTAATAGGTTCACCGAATTCTTGTCCATCAATTGCAATGTGATATTCACAACCAACAGCATCCAGCATAGCAAGTGCTTTTTTCAATGTGACTTCTTGAATGTGTTTCATATTTTTTCCTGTTTTAAAAATGGTGGGTTAATTGCTTGTGCTTTAATCTTTTGATTAAAAACAATTGGTAGTGCAACTTCCACCATAACAGCAAGTGGTGCAAGTGACCATGCGCCCACC